TGTTCAACTAACCATAAATGTGTTGCTACGTGCGGTTCTATGATATAATAAGGACACAAATATGATAAATGATTCCCGTTTTGAAAAAATTTATCTGCATCCAATTCAACCAATTTATGAGTTATATTATTGTCCCTACAAAACTTTTCTGCATAATACAAGTCGTGTGTATTAATGATTAACCCTTCTATTTTAATAACTAATGTTATTGCTATTACCGGTATACTGTTTTTAATACAGGATAACAATACTAACTCACTATCTAATCCACCACTATATAATATCTCTACATATTTGGTCTGTCTATTTGCTAAATGGTCATTAAATATGTCAGTAATATTACGATTATTTTCAAATGGAACATCTAATAATTCTGTGGTAAATTTATGAGAATTTTCCCCTAATTCTAGGGTACATTTCTTAAAATCATTTAATCCAACATTCCATTCAATAACATTTTCCATGACAATATTTAGTGGTTAAAAAAAGTATCTAAATAATAGCATATTTTAAATTTATGCTAAATATGAATAACACTACCCAAGGCTAAAATGCTACACTTCATTAAAGACATCACACACAAACTATTAGATTTTATTAAAGACGATCCAGTAAGACCTGAAATCTCAGCCGATTTTAGAGTTAGTAATGGACGATTAGTTGCCGCATTAACTGATGAATCGGAAGATAATCCGGACGCTATGGTATGTGTTAGTTTCCATGATTTTATTCCAGAAAATGTAAAAGATTTGGATAATACTACACAAGTACCTACAACCGCAGTATTCTATACAATATGGAGTTATAAAGCAGGTAAAGGTGCTGAATTATTATATAGAGCGGTTAAGGGTATTCAGGAACAATATCCTAGTGTTAATAGATTTGTAACATTAAGTCCTAAAACTAATATGGCTAGAAGATTTCATTTACGTAATGGAGCTATTGTTTTTAGAGAGAATATAGAAACAATTAATTATGAATATACACCGATAGTAAATACAGATAATAACTCGGAGAATAATAATGAGCAAAGAGAATCTATTAATAGTTAAAGAAGTAGAAGATGAAGATCCGGAAATGTGGCAATTTGAACATAGTGCCATTATCGCATCAGAATTCATTAATGATGTATTATTAAATCAATTAGATAAATTTGAACTTGATAATGACGATGATACTTATATATATGGTATTGCTAGTCATGGTTTATTTGTTTCATTAATAGCACGTTTAGGTGAAATGGGATATACCGAAAAAGAATTACGTAAAGAAATTAAGACTTGGCTTAATACTAGTGTAGGCCAAGTTGTTCACTAATACTTAAGTATTACATTTTTTACAAACAAAAGTACTCATTTAGCCCCCTCAGGTGCTTCAAAATCGCTAGAATATACAGGAATACATACTGATACACTTCTAGCGGTTTTTGTCAATATTTGACAATAAATGGGTTTTCATGTACAATACTAACATGAACTCAAAAATCGCCCGTAAACGTAGAACAGATCGCAATCAAGTGTTATACTATATTCAAGATACAGTAACACAGGAGTACTACATTGGTTTAACTGCTATGTGCTTTGCAGGTAATGTTCGTAAGACACTAGTCCGTCGTATGCAAAAACATATGCAACGGGCCATGACTGAAAACAAAACTTGGGGTTTGTCACGTGCCCTGCGTGAGTATGGTGCTGAACGTTTTGTATTCGGTACCTTAGAAATTGTTCGAGGCAAGCGTCCTGCTCATGCCCGTGAAACAGAATTGATTAACACATTGCAACCAGCATTAAACACATTTGGAGTAAAATAATGAATCAAAAAATTCAAGATTTGATGTATCATTCAGGACTAACTGCACAAGGATGCTGGGATGAAATGGATGATTATGATAAACAGGCTATTGAAAAGTTTGCCGAGTTGATTGTTAAGGAATGTATGAATGTTTTAGATCCAGGTGGTCATCAATTGATAGCACGGTTCCACACAAGACAATGGTTGTCAGAACATTTTGGAGTAAAATGAAATTAAACGATATATTACAATGGGTTGGGGCAGTATTCATTATTGTTGGCCATATCTGTAATGCCATTGGACCTGATGCACATCCCTACAACATTGTAGCATTTACATTAGGTACAATTATGTTTTTGACTTGGACAATACGTGTAAAGAACAATCCGCAATTGGTAGTGAACGTGGTAGCAATAGTTACTTGTTTAATTGGATTAGTGAACGCTTGGAGATAATATGAACAAATTAGTTAGAGATGGAATGGTTGCTGTATTATACAGCCCGGGATTTGGTGCAGGCTGGTCCACTTGGAACCCTACAATGCCTGAACTTATTTTTGAACCTGCTATAGCACAATTTGTATTGGACGAAAAGTTTGATGAACTACGAACATATGTGGCATTGAAGTATCCTGAAATATACGATGGTGGTCTGATGGACTTAGAAGTTGCTTGGGTACCTGAAGGCATTGAGTTTAAAATCAATGAGTATGATGGAGCCGAATCGGTTGAAGCAAAAGAAGATATAGATTGGTTTACGGCATAAGTAATGTATTATTGAGGGCTGATTAATGAATAAAAAGATTAAAGACCTTGCCAAAGATGCTGGCTTTGTTACTTGGGCTAATGAACCGCATGGTCCGGGCCCGGGCAATATTGATTGGTCTAGTTCCTATGATAAAGAACTAGAAAAGTTTTATGAAATAGTGGTACGTGAGTGTGCCAAAGAAGTTAAAGATATATATAAACAAGGTGGCGGTACTTATGCTGAAACTATTTTGAAAAAAATGAATGTTAAAATCAAATGATACTTTATATAACTAACAAAGCTCGTACGGTCTTTTTACCCTACGAAGAAGGTATGATTGAATGGTTACAAGAAAAGTATCCCTTCAGTCAATATAGAATAGAAGAATATGAAAAGTAAAGAAGAAATCATAACTGAGATGTGCTATGCATATAGACAGGATTATGATTTAAATAAAGATCCGGATAGTCCATCATGGTGTGCAGGGATGACGCCAGAAGAACGTACGGGATTGTATAATACAATGTCTAACATTTATGAAAATAATATTGAACCATTGCTTAAACAAAACGGAGAAAAGAAATGACAGAAGATAATAGAGTTGAAGTTGAATTAGATTTAGATGAACATGAAATATACCTGCTAGCCATGGAAGCACACAAGCGTGATATTACACTAAATAAAATGATAGAGGGTATTTTACAAGAGGTAGTTGACAAACATAAAGTCAACGGAACACTAGTAAATGAATGATATTTTTTATGGAATTTTTAATTGGATCAAAGATGATTACCGTACTCATCCTTTTAGGTTTGGCATTGAGTTGCTTGCTTGGGGCATTTCAATTGGCTGTTCGATTACCATGGCTCTCACAGTCCCCAATCCGCCTTTACTTACTTTGTACCCTATTTGGATCATCGGCTGTGGTCTCTATGCTTGGGCTAGTTTTACTAGGAAATCTTTTGGGATGCTGGCTAACTACTTGCTACTTGTAACAATTGATAGTGTAGGATTAATAAGGATGTTAACGTGATAAACAAATTAGAACAATATAAAAAGTATTTTGCCTTTACTGGTACTAGTACTCGTAGTGAATATTGGGGTGTATATTTAATTAGTTGGGCCCTACTAGGTCTTACTAGTTCATTGGCTTTTATGATATTTGTACTAAGCTTACCCTTTACCATTGTCGTAATAGGATTACTTGGGTGGATTATTTCACTAGCAATATTATGTGTAGGTAGTGTACTATCATGTTGGTTATGGATTGCAACCACAATTAGGCGTTGTAATGATGCTGGAATCAATCCTTGGTTTGCTATTACTGTACTGTTACCTCCACCTTTTGGCACTATCCCTGTCGTTGTGTTTGGGTGCTTGAACCAGGATACAACTGCCAAAAGTTGACATAAATACGTTTCCTGTGCTATAATACGTATTATGAAACGAAAAATCTTATCATTCACTATTGAACAGCCCAAACATCGGGCTCATAAAGTGTTGTTTTCTAGCAACACTCCGTTCAAACCTAAGGTCGTACTATCCAAAAAAGGTATGTACGTTCGTAAACCCAAGCATCCAAACAGCACCGAAATTTGACAACAAATGGTTTTGGCGCTATAATAGAGTCTTATTCAGTCAAAAGGAGTTCAAATGAACATCAAGCAAATTAATACTGCTATCATGCAGGGTGACTTTACTAATGAAGATTTGGTTAGTATTGGCGATGCTATTCGTTTTGCACGTGCCCAACTAGTGGTACGAAACAAATCGGCATTAACAATTGGATCCAATGTGAAATTTACTAGTTCAACACGTGGTACAATATCCGGTGTTGTAAAGAAAATCAATCGTAAATTTATTATTGTAGATCAGACCGGACAGTTCCGTAGTTGGAGAGTGCCCGCTAACATGTTGGAGGTTGTATGAGTTATTTTGTTGTAATTGTAATTGTCATTGCCCTCGTTGCAATTGGCCCGTTATTGACTATTTGGTCACTGAATGTGTTGTTCCCGTTATTAGCTATTAAGTACTCATTAGAGTCCTGGTTAGCTATAGTGATTTTGGGTGGTTTATTTAATATTAGGAAAGCAAAATGAGTGATTTAGAAATTGATATCATGGAAATGTTGGAAAAAGGTACACACCCTGCAACTATTTCCGCTGTATTAGAAGTGCCTGTAACCTGGGTCTATGACGTGTCCGATTCCGTTAAGAATAGGGAAGTGTTTAGCCCGTTCAAAACTGTCAACTCCTAAATTTGACAATAAATGGTCTTTCTGCTACAATAGATACTTAGACAGTTAAATAAAGGACTTCAAGATGTATAAAGCAAATGGCTATTTATTTCGTAATGTAGAAGCACTAGGTGAATACTTAAAGATTCATTCTGGAAAAGACATTGTTGTCACCTATGTAACCGAGTATTTTCTTGGTGACCCGATGGAACAATAATTTGACAATAAATGGATTTGGTGCTATAATAGAATCTTAAACAGTAAACAAAAGGACTAACAAATGGCTTACATGAATCAGGAACGCAAAGCAAAGATTACACAAGCACTTAAGCCTATCTTGGCTAAGTACAAAGTTAAAGGATCTTTGTCAGTTCGCAATCATATGACTATTGTTCTGACCCTCAAATCGGGTGCTATTGACTTTATTGGAAATAGCAACAAGGTTTGCGGCAATGACCACTATCAAGTGGCTCGTGGTTTCAAACCCAACACAAATGGTTACGATCAGGTAAATCAATATTGGTTTCAGGATCACTATGATGGTGTTGCTAAGGAATTTTTAACCGAGGCTTTTCAAGCATTAAAAGCGGCCGATTGGTTTGACGAATCGGACGCAATGACAGACTATTTTAATACAGCATACTATGTTGACGTTAATATTGGTAAATGGAATAAATCTTACATTTTGGAGAAATAAATTATGGTTAAAATTAAAATGAAACCAATCAAGGGTTTTA